GCTGCTTGAGTTTCAGCAATTTTATCCGCTAATTCTTGCTCTGTCATCCCCATTTCCGCCGATTTCCCAATATATTCGGACATCTTATTTATCAATTCATCGTAACTGTTAATTTCAAGTTTAAAACGTTCTTCATCTGTTAACGTTCTACCATTTTTAACAATTAATGCATTTTCTGCCCGCTTTGCATTTTTCTGAATTTCCTGAATATATTCTTCAAACCCCTGCTTCCTAATTAAATTTTCCTGATTTGTGTGATTAATTAAATTAACATTTGCTTTCGCATTCCATTTGGCGTTGATTTCTTCTTCTTCCTTCTTATAAAGATCAGAAGTCTTATTTTTTTCACCATAAAAATCAGTTAATTTATTTAGTTCGTCTGTTCTTTGTTTTTCATTTTTAACAAATTCGCGATCATATCTATGCTGTTCAATACTTAACAAATCATTAGTAATATCAGCTCCAGTTTCTTTCAAACCTTCAATTCTTTTTGTGTTAAGTTCTGTAAATATATCGACAAGCGCATCATTGTTTTGTCGCAACCGTTCAATTTGCTTTTTTTCAAAATCTTCATCTAATTTTTCTTTTTCAAGTAAATAAACTTTTTCAAGCGCGATTAATACATCATTGCTTTTTTGATAAATTAACTTTTCTTTTTCATATTTTTGTGTTAAAAGAGTAATTGAATCGTCATATTTTTCTTTTTCAGATTTTTTTTGCAATTCAGCAAGTTTCGTAATCAATTCAGCTAATTTTTTTCTGTCGTCTGTTTCTTTTGTTAAAATATCAGAGGTTTTTTTACCCGCGTCGGATAGCGCATTTTCTTGATCATCAGAACTTTGCTCTTGTGCTTTATTTACTAATTCTAAATTAGCAATCATTTTTTGTGTTGCTGCTGTAGAAGCCGCCTCGGCTGCAGCTGCATCATCTTTATATCTTAACTTAATTTTATCAAAGAAAAGTTCTAATAATTTGTTATAAACGACATAGCGTGACTGCATAGCTTTTTTATCAGGCGCAAATGAACCGCCGCCTAATACATATAACCCCTGTCGAGCGTGTACGTATGCTTTTATTTTCCCAATTTCTTCATCTGTTAAATTTAAATCCTCTTTTTTGGATTCCAGAAGTTCTTTAGTTGTCGCAAGATTAGCATCTTTTAACTGCAAAAACAATTGTTCAGCCTGTTCAATTTTAACCATATTTTCTGCATATTCTTTGTTAAATATATCAGTTGTCGCCTCTGCTAATTTAACTTTCTGCCAAGCAATCGCCAGATCTTCAACTTTATCAGTATTTTTTTCAACCCATTTAACAGATACGCCCAATTTTTCCGAAACCTGTTTGATGGCATAACTGTACTCATCAGTACCTTTTTTAGATTTTTTTAACAAATCTACCGACAATTGCAACTCCACAACTTCTTGTTGAACACTCTTCACCGCTTCCATTTTCAAATCGTTGATTTTTCGAAGCCGTGCAATTTTTTCTTTTTCTATTTTTTCATTTTCCTTTTCCGTTTGTGAAGCTTTAACAATTAAAGCAATTAATGTACCCAAAGCCGCTACTGCTGCCAATATCCATCCGATTACCGGTATAGATTTTATCGCCATTCCAGCTGCTTTCGCCGCGCCAACGAGCGTCCAACTTGCCTTTGTTGCCACGCCTTCCCCGGCAGCTAACGCAACTGTCGAAGCGGCAGCCGCCTTCGTTGCCGTTACGTTAGCCGCTTGTGCAGCTGTATTTGCGGCTTGCGCAGTTGTATTGGCAGCTTGCGCAACACTCTCCCCAATAATAGCTGCTTTTTTCTCTTTATGAAAAGCTAACATTAACTTTTCTTTAACAAGTCGCAATTTAATCATTAACACTGTCTCTTTTTGCAAAGCAAGCGCAATTTTTTGAATTGCATTTATTCCATTCTGCATCAATTGTATCTTTGCCCACACCTCCATAAGTGCCTTACTCTCAACGCCAAATGCTGCCATTCCGCCCTGTAGCACGGCGTAAGCATCAGTCATTACTGTCAACCCCTGCGTGACGGCGACTAATGACCCGGCATCCTGACCAGCACTCTTAAGGGCAGTTGACGCGTCATCCATCGCATCTTGTAGCTGCCCCCCAGTAGTGACCATTGTATTCATCGCCTTTTCTGTTTCAGAATATTTCGTTTGCAAATTTTTCAAATCCGCAGCTGCTTTAACATATTCGGCACTTTCTTTCCCTTTTTCAGATGCTACTTTATTAACATAATTACTTTGCTCTTGTATCTTTTCCCCCAAACCATCATATTCAACTTTCAAATTCGCAATCTCATACCTCATCTCGCGAAGTTGCGTCCTTAGCGACTTTCCAGCAACTTCGTAGTTTCCCACATTACGATGACTATTGCCCATCGTCTTATCAAGCCCCTTCAACTCTTCATCCAATTGATTTATCGAATTTAACATAATTCCGCCAATATCAGCATTATTTCTTTCCTCTTCTGAAAGTTGCCGATAAGAATTATTTAACAATCCTAAACGTGCATTTAATTGATCATAAGAAGCGTCTACGCTCTGTTGCTCCTTTCTCATTGTCTTTAACTGAATGGCACTTTCCGATAGTGAGACCTTCAAATCAGCCTGTTTAACATTATATTCAGCTAATTTTTGCTTTTGCGCATCCGTTGCAAACCCATTTTCTTTAATTTCAGAATTTAACTTTTTTGTCGCCTCCTTAACTTTTTGTAAAATTAACTGTTGATCAACCATTTTTTTTGACAATTCCGCTTGCGTCGCGAAATTATCGCGCATTACCTTATTAACTTTTTCCCATCCTGCAGCCTCTTGCGCGACGACCTGCGCCATCTTAGCCCCCTCAGCCTTTATTTCGCGCTCTATGTTCAAGCGTGTTGACGTGGTATTATTTAACTTTTCTATAACAACTGCTTGCTGTTGCAATTTATCTACAACTTCCTTCCCCGAAGTGGCACCTTTTATTTCACCACTGAATTTCGCTGCGGTGGCGATTAAATCCTCCATTTCTTTTTTATTAACAATTAATTGAGCCGATAACTCCTTTAATTGTTCAAATGCTTCCTTCGATACTATTTCGCTAATATATTCTTCTGCCATTTTGTTATTTTTTTTGTTTTCCTATTTCTTTTTTTAACAAATTATTGTATTGAGCATATAATGCGGCTGACATTGTGTGCATTGTATATGTTAAATGATAGTGAGAGCATATAATGCCCAATTGCTCTAAGAAATCATTAACAGTTGTGACGGGCATATTCTCAATTTCTTTTTGCTTATCAATATATTTTTTACAGGTTTTTTTATATTCTGAAAATATCCGTGATCCTACGGATTCAACACTTCCACGCATTCCATATTTTCTCAAAGCACCCATTGCGACATCTCCAACATCGCCAGTTTCATATAATGAAAAAACTGCCTCCAATATCCGAATTTTGCAAAGAAGTTGTAAATTTTCAATATTATTGTTATAAATTGATAAATCGCGTCCCGCTGCAATATTGTTAAATTCGATAATTAATTGTTGCGCGTGTCGCTGCTCTATGTATTTATCAATCTTATAACTTCGTTTTTTTTTGTTAAAATAAAGAAAAGAATAATCATTTTCACAAGATATTTTTGCAAAATTATAAATTGGGAGGTCATAAACCGACGGAAAGAACAACCCGTTTAACACCTTTTCGCGCCGAGTACTCAGATTTTCCACAAAAACCAAAACGACCCGTTTCAATTTCATAGATGATAATATCCTCATTATAAAGACTTTTGCACTTTTTAGCAAGTTCAAACTGCACATTAAATGTTTCGCGCTTTCTTTTTTCCGTTTCACAACTCATTGATTTTAAAATTTGTTATTTTTTTGACAAAAAATAGTATTTCAATATATATTTTTTTCTGAATTTTATTTTTATTAGATTTTAACAATCCAAATATCTGTTCGCCAAAACCACCTCTTCTTACTTTCCAAAGTGAACCGGGAGAACCGCCGCCGTGCATTAATGCCTCAACCTTGGCAGGATCATCATTGCTAAATATTGTTATCTTTTCATTATTCCTTTTTGCAAATATACTTTTGTAAAATTTGCCCGTGATGTTTAAATCGATAAAATCCGTTTGAAGCCCCATTCCTGAGCGGTATTCAGCGTAGCTGTCGTAATAAGCAGCATAATTAAAGGGTGGTTTATCTCCTATCTCCTTTCCGTCAGATGTTAACCCTTTTGTTAATTGTTCGCGGTTCATATTAGCAATTTCGGGCAATGAGTTATCAACACTATCATTGATAGCCTGATCAAGACCTTGCATTACCGTTATCATTCTATTGGATGCTTCCGCGATTGTCATTTGTTAAATATTAAAAAAGGCGAAACGGGAAACACCCGCCCGCCTTTGTATTTATTTAGTTAATTAATTGTTACGGTACAACTACCGCTTCGGGACATTCAATCCCTAATACTGGATTTGCTAATCCAGCCAATACGGCGGGATCTGACATAATAAACAGGTTATTGGTTGTTAAATCAGCCGCCGGAAAAGAAAAACTGTTGGAAACAGAAGAATAAGTTGGATCGGTCGCGACGATCGCTAAATTTGACAAATCTGCTCCTGTTTTCCACGCTTTCTTGTTTGTTAATAAAGTTGAATAATTTGCCGTTATATCTTCGTTACCACATTCTGCAAAAATTTTAACGTTGTAAGAAGTTGTTCCATCTGGCTTTATTGTAATGTACACATTTTCAAGGCCTTCACACTCTTCAATGTTCATTTCGAGCGTTTCATAATCTTTCTCATTGTTAAATTCGCCTACTTTTTGGAACATATAAGAAATAGTTGGTTGCTTTCTTTCTGAAAAAGTATCAAATCCTGGGTTTGAAGTTTTAACAATTACTTCAAAACCTGTGAATCCATCCGTTTTTCTCGCGCCCCATGCAAACCCGCTTTTATCAATTAACAAAGCGCGACGGCTAATGTTGTCATTAAACGCTGAAAGCCGCTTTGAGAGGCAATAATCGTGTTGGTATGCTTGTTGCAGAGCCGGTTTCCCGTCCATCATCGGGTACGTGTTACCCGCATCATCGCTCCACGTCGTATCTTCCGTAGAATTATCTGTTAATGAAGAACTAATTGGGAGCGGATAAAAACGATACATCGGGTCTGCCAGTTGAATATTTCGGTCGAGCCATTCATCGAATGTTTCGACCGTCGAATTAGGATCCAATCCCGTGAAACGTGCGCCAATGGGAATTAATACTACTTTTTGCACCGCCGACCAATCCATTTTGCACCGACTATTTCGCGTATTCGCGAATTTTAAACTACATTTATTTGCCATAATTTGTTATTTTTTAATTATTTAAGATTTTAATTTTTCTATTTTTTTCTAACTTTGCAGCCGTACCTTTCGCCATTATCTGCACTTCTCCAGTTTTTAAGTTGAGAATTTTGCAATAGCCGTCAGGAATGACTGCTTTTTTAACTACCTTTTCCACGCGGCGTGGTTCTGGCATTTCGTTTTTTTTATTTTCCATCGCATTTTTTTGTTAAAATTGAAAATTTGAAATTACGTATGACTATTCCATCCAACATGTTATTGTATGTATTTGATTTATTGTTATTTTCAGAATAGAATGGAATATTAGTTGTTGTTACCTTGGTATTATCAGCCTTAACATTTCTGTTAGATTTAAGTTCTTTAAGAAATAATTCACAAACGGGAGTGAGAATCGGAGTAAAATTAGCATACATCCTTTCTTCTAATGTTAAATTCGCATTTGTATTCGTTGCAAACACTATTCGTGAAAATTGGCATTCAACATAATTATCATCATTTAGATCGTATGTGTTAAGTTCAGGAATAACAACGGCAATGAGCGGGTATATATTTTGTTGCCCTGTTGCCAATATAGTTAAGTGATTATTAATTTCTGAATCATAACCGGCACAAAAGAACACTTTTTTCCCGGTCATTGCTTCAAATTTATCACTCACTTTATCTGCTATATTTTTTAATACATCTAATCCAGTCATTTGTTAAAAATTAAAAGTATTAATAGGATAAAATATATCACTTGTATTGGCGTATTTGCGTTCAATAATATAATACCAAATTGTTTTGTTAGTTTCAACCATATCATTATAAATTTTAACAAGTCTATCGAGTTGAGGTGTTCTTTCGCTATTTTGAGAAATGTTCTTGGTTTCAGCAACCGTCGTATTAGTTGTTATTGAATTCCTAAAATAATTATACGCTACATACCGGGCAATTGCAAATTTTAAGTAATAAATTAAATTATTCATATCCGCATCCGTCTTTTCATCATCAGGCAAATCATTATAAATGTTAATTTCTGAAATGTAATCTAATTCAGGGGATTGGAAGCTATCGCGAAAGAACATCGCTAAAAAACGCGGCTCGTATTCTTCAATAAAGTCTTGTAAGTTACTTTGTATCATTGAATTAATTATATCACTCCCCCCCAAACCTTGCAGATTTGGAATTGAATATTCAAGTTTAAAATCTTCAAATTGGCAAATCATACGTTAATTTTTTTTAAAAATGTTAAGTTTATGCACCCGAACTTTTCCGGCGGCTGCGAGTTTCTCTGCTTTTGTCTTTGTTAAATAATAATAGACATTTTTTATATAAATTTTCCCGCCCTCTGAAAAGGACTCAAGTACATAAACTTTACACTTTTTCATTTTTTAAAATTAAGTTAAATATTAGGCGTGTTCTTCTGTTGATACACCGCCATTAGTTCCCAAGGGGCCAACAATTGTTGAATCAACTGTTAAATGAGTAGAACCATTAACAACTGCTACATCTCCATCAATTGCTACTTCGATAGGTGCTGTATTTGCAATATTAACTTCTTGAATTGGGGCAGTTCCATTGATTGCTGATATATCGGTAGCAAAAGTTCCCTTAATAAAAGCGTTTAAATGGTTACTCTTAACATAATGCACCCCGCGAAGTTCGACCAAAAAAGTAAATTTATTTTCTAACAAATCACTTTCGCATCTATCGACAACTAATGTTAATTCTTTTCTAATTCTATAATTAGATTTCGACAAATCCCCAATTAAATATGTGCCAACGGCAACACCCGTATTCTCAATCACAGGGACTTGAGAGGTAACGCCATCGGATGACATAATGTTAATGTATGAGCCGTGTGAATTTTTTTGCATATCAATTAACGCGGAATCACTCGGATTTAACAATATTGCGGTCGCGGAAAAATTATTCTTTGCAATAATCGCTACAGCTGTGCGCAATACATCGCGTCTGTTCGCAAATGGAATGGCGTGATAGAATTCAGAATTAACAGAATTAGTAACAGTAAATGAAGGTGCATAAGTTGTTAATCCTTTAAATTCGGGAGGCGTACCATTCCCACCATAGATAGCGGCGTCTTCTTTTAACAAAACACTTTCTGTTAAATCATCTGCTATATCTTGAGCGGCGAATTCTATATCATCCAACATCTCTTCATCTACTTTTGAAAAGGCTGTTATCTTTTGCACCGGAGCCGTATTCGTGATATAATCTTGGTCTTTTTCATTTTTTCGAGTGCCTTCGGCTGTTGCGCCTGCGCCACCTTCGCCTGCTACAGCCTCTGTCCATCTCGCGTGCCCACTACTAATTTGGTTAACGGTGATGAGGTCTCGGAGGTATGCCTTCCTTTGCTGCGGACGTGTTACGCCCGGATCGATGGGAGAGTAATGAACGTACGTTGGATTGCCATTTCCATCTGTTAAATTAGCAGTTGAAATCGTCCCAACTGCTTTGGTAATTTTAACACTTTGCCCCGTCGAGTGCAAATCAGTAATTGTGCTAATCTTCTCTTTAATTGCCTCTTTAATTGCCTCTTTGTAAAATTCGCGTCTTGGAATGTGAGATTTAGCCACTTCGGGAGTCGGAATTAACTTTGCAAAATCTTCTTGTGCGCTATTAACACTTTCTAACCCTTCCTGAATCTTTGTTACCGCATCTTGTAATTTTGTTAAGGTTTCTTTCAAATCTACAACATCCGCGCTATTATCAGCAGGGGGGGGCAACTCTTCAAGTGCTTTCTTTAATTTTCCCTCTACTTCCTTACCGTAAGTAGATAAAAGCTCTGTAAATTGCTTCTCAATGGTGGCGTACTGCACTTTTTGCTCAGCTGTCATCTGCTCGAATGGCACCGCCATTTTTAATAATAATTCTTTTTCTGTCATTTTGGTTTTTTTAAGTTAATTTATTTTAATAAATTTGCAACACCAAATAAATTAAAGTGTCCTTCGGCGGCTTTAACTTCGAGTGCCTTGTAAGGCGGCTCATTATGCTTTAAATGTTGCGTAATTATCTCTATTTCTTTGCTCGTATTTTCCTTAAATTGCTCACTAAATGCTTTGATATTTAACATTTCTTTTAAAATTTCTACAGCTTTATTGGGATTGCTTTCAATTCCCAATTCTTTCAATTCGAGCAATCGGGTTCCTGGACTTGCCCCCACTTTTGTTAACGTCGAAAATTCGTATAGTTTCCATTCCTTAACAATTCGGGAATCAAAAGTATCGCGCTTAACATCCTCAACACCTACTGAATGCTGCAACGTGTTACCATATTTGGAATAAAGCTTATACAGCGCGTATACATCGCGCGCGGCTTCTATATCAAGGCATAAAGCACTTTTAAACACTAATTCATTGTCTGTTTCGTAACCACTTATAGGACAACCAATTAGAATGTTGCTGTCATGATTCAGATAGTGCCGAATATTTTTAAAATTTTCATTTAACGTTTTAACAAAAGAACCGGATGCCGATATATCGTTCTGATAATCACGTACTTTCAAAGTGTTTACGGCGATTGTTACTTCTCCTTCTTTGCTTCCGAGTTCAATTGATTTTGTTTTTGTTGATAAATAATAATTATTCATAACTTTGTTAAATTTTAATTATTTGTCGTTGTTAATCCCATTTCAATTTTGGTTAATTTATATCTGCTATCTTCTCTTGGTTCCCGACCAATTGAAATTAAGACTTCATTTAACGTAATAAGACCTGCATTGTATTGCGCCATTAAATTGTTAAATTTTAAAGTTTCCATTTCTGAATTTGTCTTCTGCGCTCTCTGAATTATACTGACTTTGTCAAATTTCCCGTCTAAATAATATCCGCTGGCGGTAGTTGTTAAGCCTAAGAATTCTGAAATTTTACTTAAATATAACTTAAATTCTGGAATAACCATGTCGTTATAAGCGGATAGTTCCGCGGATTCTTGATTCGCAAAAGTTGAATTTTCCTCGCGCGGCAAGAGCTCTTTTTTTATTTGGAAAATGCCTGATATCTGCGCGGCATCAGCGTCACTTTCGCGGAACGGTTGCAGGTTCTCGATTGTTGCGGGAAAAGGGATGAATGACACTGGCGTATCGATTATTGCAAATGGATTACGTTTTCCGGAAATTCCGTATTGACCATAAAATTCTTGTTTAATTGCTTCTTTTTCAGCACGTTGCAGCGGCAGTGTGCTATCAGCGTCACGCTTATTGCTAATAACGGCACCCATTGCACCGCGCTTGGTGTAAATAACATTGCGCGCCTCGTAGACTGCGATTAGGTTCTCAATCGGCTTTCGTTGTGTGGACAACCGGCTAATCCCTTTCAGCGACCCATTTTTATTTTCAAAAAATTCAAGATCACGAGTAAACATCATGCATTCGGGATCTACTTGCATTATTCCGGAATTAGTATTTATTTTATAATATTTAACTAATTCATCAATAGATTTAGCAGTGTAGAATGGTTTGTTAAGATTTCTTTCAATTGTTACATTATTTGTTGGCAAAACAAAAAAGTTGTCGCAAAATCTCCATTTTTCCGACCGCACACCTGTATTTGCAAATATAAACGAATTTCCTGTTAAATATCTGTTAAGAAAGTATTGTTCCGTGAACTGCCAAAAATCTTGAAAAAAGTTAGGTTTTTGCAAAAAAAGCTTAACTCTATCGCTAACTAATTTATCGATTCCGAATAATTTATGGGATGAATCGCTCCATAATTCAGCGTCATCGGAATAACGACGGAGTACTACTTCAGCATTTTTTATTCGAGAAATTATGTAAATAATAGGAAATGCGATTTCTGGAACACATTTGAAAAGCTCAACAAAATTATCATTTGCAACAAAATTGTTAAAATAATCATATTTTAAATCGACCTGTTGTGTTGTAATATTGGCAACAGGTGGCAATAATGGTGTAGCTGCCGGAGTTGCTTCTGGAATTGGCGGTGACAATTCCTTTTCTTTTTTGCTCCCGCGAGAAATTTTAAATGTTATTTCCATTGTTGAATTTTGAAACGTGGCAAAGATATAAAAAAAAATTAATAAATAACAAAAAAATTAAAAAAAAATTAAAAAAAAATTAAAATTCATTTTAAGGCGGTTTTTTCAACGAAAAAAAATATAATGTACATTTTATCGTAAATATATTTATCGTCTATTTTTTCCCCGTCAAAATGTTTTTTTGACGCATTTTTTATTATTTGACAAAATAATAAAGTTGTATGTTCTTTCTTTCTTTTTTTCTTTCTTTTTTCTTTCTTTTTTCTTTCTTTTTATTAATATTTATTTAAT